ATGATAGACAAGCAGAGCAATTAAGACAGATAAGAGATGATGACAGTAAAAGCATAGAAGAAAGAATAAAAGCGAATGAAGAACTTGCTTTGGTATTAGACGAGCAAGAAGTAGCAATGAAAAAAAACGCACAGATTGCAGTTGATGCTGCTGCTGCTGAATTATCTAAAAATAAAGATAGCATTGAATTACAGAAAGCATATCAAGAAGCATTAAATGAACAAGCTGGAATTGAGGCACAAATAACTGGTTTTCGAAGTGAGCAACAAACCAATACAAACTCTTTATTAAAAGAGCAAAAAGAGATAATGAATGAGATTTCTTTATTTGGTAAATCTGAAAGAGATAAAGAAAGGTTAGAGTTACAACAAGAGTATGATTTAAACAAAGAGCTAATAGAAAGAGAGGTTACGGATGATGCAGAAAAGAAAGAGCGTTTACTTGCTTTACAAACAGATTTTAATACTAGATTAAAGGAGATAAATGATGGTTTTGATGCAGAAGATAAAGAAACACAAGAAAAGAAATTAGCAGACAAAATAGAATTAGTTGAAAAAGAAAATCAATTAGAGGAGCAAAAGAGAGCAATGAAGCAAAGAACTTTGGATAATGTTTTGTCTATTGTCAATGCAGAGTCAGCAGTTGGAAAAGCTGCCTTAATTGCAAAGCAACTTTTAATGGCAAAAGAATTAATATTAGAGATTAAAAAAACAATTACTTTCTCAACACAAGCTGCTGCAAGGTCAACTGTTGCAATGGCAGAAGGTTCAGCACAAACTGCTAAAATTGGATTCCCTCAAAACATTCCTATGCTTATTGGTTATGCTGCACAAGCTGCTGGAATTTTCTCTGCTATAAGGTCAGCAGTAAGAAGTTCTAAATCTGGTGCAAATATTCCAAATATAGCAACACCATCAACACCATCTGGTGCATCTGTTCCTCCAGCATTTAATGTAGTTGGAGCAAGTGGTACAAATCAATTAGCAGATGCAATTGGAGGACAATCACAGAAGCCAGTACAAGCTTATGTAGTTGGTAATGATGTAACAACATCTCAATCAATGGACAGAGCTATAATAGACGATGCAAGTTTAGGGGGTTAAAATACAAAATATAACAAATAAATAATTATACATATATGAAACTAATTGAACTAATTTTAGATGACGATGAGGCAATCGGAGTAGAAGCAATATCCGTTGTTGAGAATCCAGCAATAGAATCTGATTTTGTTGCACTTAAAACACAAGAGATAAAACTTGCTGAGATAGACAAAGAGAAAAGGCTTTTAATGGGTGCTTTACTTATACCAAAGAAACCTATTTACAGAAAGTCTGGAGAAGATGAATACTACATTTTCTTTTCTGAAAAGACTGTTGCAAAAGCATCTCAAATGTATTTACAAAATGGTAACCAATCTAATTCAACACTAGAACACAATTCAGAATTGCAAGGCTTAACACTTGTTGAATCTTGGATAGTAGAAGATAAACAGAAAGACAAGACTGCGTTATATGGTTTAGATGTTCCAGTTGGTACTTGGATGGGTAGTGTTAAGGTAGAGAATGAAGATGTATGGAATAACTACGTTAAGACTGGTAAAGTAAAAGGTTTTTCAATAGAGGGTTACTTTGCTGATAAAATGGAAAGACCCAACGAAGAACTAAAAGAGGATTTAGAAGAAAAGCAATTAGCAGAACTTAAAAAACTTTTATCCTAATGAGAGCAGTTTATTGTAAATGTAAAAATACTTATTCAATAGAATGTAAGGATAATAATAAAAGTTGTAATGCTCCAGAGTATTGGAAGCAAGGAATTGGAAGAATAAGCGCAACAGAAGAAGAAGAATAGAAAATTGAAAATACAAAATTAACAAGTAAATTAATTATATAAATATGAATACAAAGAATAGAGTTTTTAATAAACTAGCACAAGCAGAGAAAGTTGAGTTATCTGCACAGAAAGTTGAATTAGCTTTAGTAGATGATTTTAAAAAAACAATAGGAGAATTTAACAAATCTCGAATAGATGGTCAGAGTGATTTATTTAAAGCTTTAGAAATGGCAAAAAAATCTATTGGCAGTTTAAATAAAGCAAAAAAAGATGGGGAAAATTCCTTAAAGCAATACAATAAAATTTTAAAAGCAGCAAAAGATATTGGCATAAATATACCAACAACTGTTTCAAAAGCTGGTGAACAGACAGAAGATTTGCTTAAAGAAGTTGATAAAATGCTTAAAGCAGCAAAATCAATGAATTCAGCAATTTAAAAAATACAGATAGTTTAAAGCGATTTAAGTTTAAGATAATACAAATCAATTAAATCAATATGTTCTTTAATTTCATTTTGCCAGTTATCAATAGCTAATTGTCTTGTTTTAAAAGCTGGTGTATTCTCTAAAGATAACATTTCTTTTTCTGCTTTTTTTATAGCTTTTAGTTTTGATTCAATTTGTTGAATATCGTATTTTAACTGACTAATTATTGATTCCATTTATTAAGTTTTAATTTTAAAGCAAATATATCATAAAAACTGAAAATACAAAATTAACAAGTAAATTAATTATATAAATATGAACACAGACAGAACATTACTAAACAAAGCAAGAGTTTTACTTGGGTTAGAAGTAAAGCTAGAGCAAATGACACTAGATAATGGTGCTATTTTAGAAGCTGAAGTATTTGAAGTTGGTGCAGAAGTATTCGTTGTTGCAGACGAAGAAAGAGTTGCAGTACCAGTTGGAGAATATGAAGCAGAAGGCAAAACTATTGTAGTTGCTGAAGAAGGAGTAATTGGAGAAATCAAAGAAGCTGGAGCAGAAACAGAAGAAGAAGAAGCACCAGCAACTGAAGAAGTAGTTGAAGAAGAAGAGTTAGAAGCTGAGACTGCATCTCCAAAGAAAATAGTTAAATCAATCTCAGAAGAAATGTTCTTCTCAGAAATTGAAAAGCTACGAAGCGAAATAAACGAACTTAAACTATCTAAGGTTGAAGAAAAAGTAGAGTTATCTGCTCAACCAGAAGTGGAAGGTATATCACACAATCCAGAAAAAGTATCAGATAAAAAAGAATTAAATCTTTATTCTCAAAAAGGGAATAAAAGCACAACAAGAAGTAGAATTTTTAACAAAATAAATAAATAAAATGTCACAACCAACTATAGTATCAAGTTACGCTGGAGAATTTGCTGGGAAATATGTTTCAGCAGCACTTTTAACTGGGAACACAATTGCAAATGGTTTAATTGAAGTTAAGCCAAATGTAAAATTCAAAGAAGTATTAAAAAGAGTAGATTTATCTGGAGCAATTGCAAATGCAACTTGTGATTTCACATCTGCTGGAACTGTTGCTTTAACAGAAAAGATAATCGAACCAAAAGAATTACAAGTAAATTTAGAGCTTTGTAAAACACCATTTCAATCAGATTTTGAAGCAGTATCAATGGGATATTCTGCACACGATAATTTACCATCAACTTTCTCTGATTACTTTATTGGTTTAATGGCTGAACAGATTGCAGAACAAACAGAAACAGACATCTGGAGTGGAGCAGCTGGAGCTGGAACATTTGATGGTTTCAAAACATTATTAAATGCTGACGCTGGACATACTGGAGCAAAAAAGATTACAGGACAAGCAATAACATCTGCAAACGTGATTGCTCAATTAGAATTAGTTGAAGCACAAATACCAAATTCTGTATATGATAAAGAAGATTTATTTATCTACGCATCACAGAATGTTTTTAGAGCTTATAAATCAGCTTTAGGAGGTTTTCAAGCAAATGGTCAAGGAGCAAGTGGATATATGGCACAAGGTCAAAACCAAGATATTGATGTTCAGTATTTCAATGGTGTTAAGATTGTTGCTTGTAACGGATTAGCAGATAACAATATAATAGTTTCTCAAAAATCAAACTTATTCTTTGCGACTGGACTTTTATCAGACCATAATGAAGTTAAAGTATTAGATATGGCAGATTTAGATGGTTCTAAAAATGTAAGATTTATTATGAGATATACTGCTGGAGTACAATATGCAGTTGTTGATGATATCGTATCATACGGACTAGGACTATAATAATTTTAAATAACAATAATAACGAGGGTAGGTAGTTAATCTGCTTACCCTTTTTTAATAACTTAAAACACACATAACTAATGGCTTGTTTAACACTTACATCTGGTAGAGCATTACCTTGTAAAAAGACAGTTGGTGGCTTAAAAGCAGTTTATTTCGCTGACTTTGGCACACTTGGAACTGCTACTATTACTGGTTCTGAAATTACTGCTTTTTCTGGTACTCCAGACTTTTTCAAATTTGATATTAATGGAACGTCATCTTTAGAAACAACAATAAATTCATCTAAAGAAAACGGAAGTTTATTTTACACACAAACTTTAAATTTAAGTTTACTTGTACTTGATAAATCAACACAAGAAGAAATAAAAATAATAGCTACTAGCAGACCACACGTTGCAGTAGAAGATTACAATGGTAAGTTCTTTTTAATTGGCTTACTCAACGGAACAGAGACAACTGGGGGTAGTATTGTAACTGGTGCAGCAATGGGAGATGCACAATCTTTTACTTTAACTTTGGAAGCAATGGAAGTAGACCCAGCATATTTTGTTGAAGCTACAGTAATTCCAGCTTTAGCATCTGCAACACAGATTTTACCAAACGCATAATTCTTTTTTAATTTTAAAAGGGGTAGTCTTAATGATTACCCTTTTTTTTTGCTTAAATAAATAAAAATATAACTTTTTATCATTATATATATAAGCATTAATCAATGAAGCATTTAATACCTACAACGGATTCACAAACAATTAAGATTATACCTAGAGTATATGCAACATCTATTACAATTAAGTTAAGGGATGATAGCACAAATGAAGAGGTTATAATTTTACCAACTGCATTAGTTAATAAAAACTATGTTGAAGTATCAGCAGTTTTCTCTTTGGTTGAAGGTAGGTTTTATGATTTAAAGATATACAACGGACAAGGAGCAGTAACAGAGTTTGATATAATTTATAGGGATAAGATTTTTTGTACTGCACAATCAACTAACCAAACAAACAACGATAGTTATACAGTAAACAAAGATGTGTATGTTGAGAAGTCTGGAAATAATGATTTTATAATAATATAATGAGTAAACGTATAAATAAATTCAGAAAATCAACACCAATTGTTAATAAAAGACAATCATCAGTTTCTTTTGTTAATTTATCTTCTTATACATCTCCAGAGATTGTTGAATCAAAGAATAAAGAATGGGTTGAATTTGGTGCTGATAATAATTATTTTAAATTCCTTATTGACAGATATAACGGAAGTGCAACAAACAATGCTTGTGTAAATTCTATATCTCAAATGATTTACGGAAGAGGTGTGGATGCAACTGATTCTGCAAGGAGACCAGAGCAATATGCAAGAATGATTTCTTTATTTAAGAAAGACGATGTAAGAAGATTTGCATACGATTTAAAATTGGCTGGTCAATGTGCTATTCAAGTAATTTATTCAAAGGATAAAAAGACTATTGAAAAGGTTGAGCATTTACCAATTGAGACTTTAAGAGCAGAAAAATGTGGTCCAGACGATAAGAAAGTACAAGCATATTATTATCATCCAGATTGGGCAAATATAAAGCCATCAGAGAAGCCTTTAAGAATACCAGCATTTGGAGTATCTGAAAAACCTAAATCAATTGAAATTTTATATGTTAAACCCTATGTTGCTGGAATGTATTACTATTCAACTCCAGATTATCAAGGTGGTTTACAGTACGCTGAACTAGAAGAAGAGATATCAAACTATCACATAAATAATGTTCAAAACGGACTAGCTCCATCAATGTTAATAAATTTCAACAACGGAATTCCAGACGATGAGCAACAAGAACTAGTTGAAAGTAAGATTAAACAAAAGTATGGAGGAAGTTCAAGAGCTGGTACACCGATAATTGCTTTTAATAGTGATAAAGAAAGTGCTGCAACAATTGAAGCTATACAATTATCTGATGCACATAATCAATATCAATTTTTAAGTACAGAGAGTTCAAGTAAGATAATGGTTGCACATAGAATCATATCACCTATGCTTTTAGGAATTAAAGACAATACTGGATTTGGTAACAATGCAGATGAATTAGAGACTGCAACTGTACTAATGAATAACACAGTTATAAAGCCATTTCAAGAGCTTTTAACAGATGCTTTTGATAAGATACTAGCTTTCAATAATATTAGCTTAAACCTATACTTTAAAACCTTACAACCATTACAGTTTATTGATTTAGAAAATGTAAAAGATGAAGAGACAAGAGAAGAAGAAACTGGTGTAAAGATGTCTAAAATGGTTTCTGAATTAGAAGAGTTTGGAGAAGATGAGGATTTAAGCGAATGGGATTTAATAGATGAAAGAAAGGTAGATTATGATTCAGAGGATGAACTTGATGAAGAGATAAACAAGTTAAATAATCCTAAATTATCACTATCATCAAAAATATATAATTTTGTAACTACTGGAACTGCAAGACCAAAAGCAAAATCTGAGCAAGATGGAGTAAATGAAGAGGGCGTACAGTTTAAAGTTAGATATCAATATGCACCTTTAACAATAAATAAAAACGATAAAGGGACAAAAACAGAATCAAGGTCATTTTGTAAGAAAATGGTAAAGGCTAAAAAGATATACAGAAAAGAGGACATACAAATGATGAGTAAAAAAGCAGTTAACGCTGGTTGGGGGTTGTCTGGAGCTGATACTTATGACATTTGGCTTTATAAAGGGGGTGGGTCTTGTCATCATTTTTGGATGAGAAAGACTTACAGAGCAAAAAACGCTAAAACAAAGCCAGATGTAGGCAATCCAAATGCTGAAGTAAGCGTAAACAAGGCTAAAAAAGAAGGATTTAAACCAGAAGTAAACGCAAAAGATGTTGCAAAAAGACCCACGGATATGCCTAAAAACGGATTTGTAAACAGATAGAACTATGGCAACAGCATTATTTATAAGTAGAACGGATTTAGTAAAAAACACTATCATTGATGGCTCAGTTGATACTGATTTATTTATACAATATATTAAGATATCGCAAGAAATACATATACAAAGAGCATTAGGAAGTAAATTATACGACAGAATTTCAGCAGATATAATTGCTGGAACTTTAACTGGAAATTATTTATCATTAGTAACAGATTATGTTCAGCCTATGCTTATACATTATGCAATGGTTGATTACTTACCATTTGCAGCTTATCAAGTCAAGAATGGTGGTGTATTTAAACATCGTTCAGAGAATGCTGAAACTGCTTCAAAGGATGAAGTAGATTTTTTAGTATCAAAAGAAAGAGATTTTGCTGAATATTACACAAGGAGATTCATAGATTATATGTGTTTTAACGGAACTTTATTTCCAGAATATACTGCAAATGTAAATAGTGATGTATATCCAGAAAAAGATACTAATTCATCAACTTGGGTATTATAATGAGAGGGATTTATAAACCAAAAGTAAAGAACGTAGTTAAATTAACTAAGTATCTAACAAAAAAACAAAAAGATGGCAAACGAAATTTATCCAGTTAGTTGGTGGGGGAGTCCAGTTGAAAATGGATGGGGTGGTAGTTATTATGATTTTGCACAAGGTGGTGGTTTAGATGGTACATCTTTTATTACGACTTGGAGAACGACAACATCTAATGAAACAATCACAATTCCAACGACTGGAAGTGGCTACAATTATGACATAAGTACATCTGATGGTCAAACTTTCACAAGTATTACTGGAAGTCAAGCAATAACTTTTGCTACTGCTGGAGATTATGATGTAAGCATAAGTGGAGATTTTCCTAGAATTAACATTAATAACGGAATTGATAAAGATAAATTAATTGATATAAAACAATGGGGTAATATTGTTTGGTCAAGTTTTCAAAGTGCTTTTTTTGGATGCTCAAACTTAGTTGGTTCGTTTACGGATGCACCAAATCTTATAAATGTTACAAATTTTGAAACTGCATTTAGAAATTGCTCATCTTTTTCTGCTAATTTATCAACGTGGGATGTTAGCAATGTTACAAGTTTTAACAGTGCTTTTTTAATTTTTGGAGGTGGAGCAACTGCTCCATCTACTCCAGTTAGTGGATTAGGTTCGTGGGATATGAGTAGTGTTACTAATATTAACGGTATGCTGAGAGCCCAAACAAACTACAACGAGGATTTAAGTTCTTGGAATGTTAGCAATGTTACTAATATGGCTAATACATTTTTTGGTTCAACATCTTTTGACCAAAACTTATCATCTTGGGATATTGCAAACGTAACAAATTTTACAAACTTTTCTAAAAATATTACTTTTTCAACCTCAAATTACGATGCTATTTTAATTGGTTGGGAGGCAACATTGCAAGCAGCATTTCCCAATGGAGTTGGATATACACCTACTATAAGCATAAACTTTGGTAATTCAGAATATACTGAAGGAGGAGCAGCAGAAACTGCTAGAACATCATTAATTAATAATTTTAACTGGACAATTACAGACGGAGGCATTGCTTAAAATATAATTATGGCTGAATTAAAAAAATTAAAAAATACAATTGTTTGTTACCCAGTTCCAGAGACTTGGTTTATCTGTTGGGATAGCAATAGAACACAAATAAAAGCTTATGGCTCTATTCTACCGACACAATGTATGGAGACTCAATTTATTCAAATTGACTATTATGACAATGAGGAAGATTGGGCAAAAGTTTTATTAGATAACGGCATAAATCCATTTGAATAATGACACAAAAAGAAATCATTTCAGAAATACGAGAAGAACAGAAAGCAATGGCAGCAATTCAGTATAGAATGGCTGCAGATTTTTCTAATTTTTTTAACAAGCAAGAACTATTCAATCAACGCATTTCAGACATTTTAGAGAATGATGAAAAGACAGACAAGAAAGGCTTGGTTTATGAAGTTGGAGTGATTTCGGATAGAGTAGATAAAATAGAATTAAAAGAAAAAATTACTGCAGGTAAGGTTGCAATTAGCGTTACTTTACTAACTTTTATAGGTGGTGCAGTTTGGAAAATAATAAATTTATTTGATTAAATGAGTAAGTATTTTAAAGGAATAGAAGCTAATATGAATAAGG